CATCCGCTGTTCGTTCGAGAGGCCTTTCGATTCGTCGATCGTCTCGACCCACAACTGCGTCGTGTGTTTGATCGTCTTGAACGTCTCACCCAGCTTGTGAAGGACCGCGTTCGTCGGCCAAAGCTCGCCAGCCATCGCCCGGTATTTGGCTTCCTTGATTTTAGCGTTCCAATAGGTCTCACGCAGTTCCTGCGGGAGATCCTTCGCCGTCAGCGAACGGATAAGATCGCGAAGCTCGCGCCGAGGCGTCACGAGATATGATGCGGCTTCAGCGAGATCGTAGACCGCGCCGCCACCCTTCCCGTTTCCAATAGGCTCGCAATCGCGCAAAGCCTCCATGACTGCCTTGCGGGTCTTGTTGAAGTGTACCCCCAACCAAGGGATCGAAACGCCCTTGCTGATGGCCTCCTTATTGGCGCTCAGCTTGGATCGCGAAGGCGTTGGTTCGGCGCCACCGAGTAGGTCGTCAAAGGTCATGGTCATCCATTCAACATATTGGAGAATAAGTAACCTTATGTTGAATTATGCGCAAGTGTCCGGTATGACGTTGGGAAATCTCAACGGGAGCTTCCGATGCGGTCTTTCAGACAAACCCCTGTGTCGGGCGATCCTCGCGTCGCATTTGCGCCGATCCCGAGTGACAGCGTTCAGGCAATTCTGCTTACCGCTGGCGCCGCCAAGAAGGTCACCGTGCCGTCAGGCGCCAAGTATGTGTCCATGGCTGGGACCAAAGATTTCCGCGCAAAGTTCGGCGATACCAGTGTCGTCGCGACGGTTCCGAGCGTCGACGTCACGAACGGGAGCGCTTCGGTCCTGAACCCTGCAGTCCGATCGCTCGGCAACATGGGCTTCATCTCCCTGATCTCCGCTGAAGCCTGCGAAGTCACTCTCGAATTTTGGGGCTGATCGTTGTCGTTCGATCGGGCACTTTCACGAGGCGGCTTTCTCTCCAGACGCGGTGCTCTGAGCGCTCCCGGTCCGTTTGGTCCGAACCGCCTTGGCACGGGTGGTGGGTCGCCTCCTGGGCCACAAGCTTTCGTGCTGCCGACGCCTTCGTTCGGAGCCACCAATCTCATCGGATGGTGGGATATCGCGAAGACCTACAAGGACCAGAACGGCACGGATCGCGCGGCGGTCGAATATGACGCGGTCGGCTTCGATACGGTTGCGTATCTGGAAGACCTGAGCGGAACCGGCGCGGCGTTTCTGCAAGGCGACAAGGCGCTACAGCCGATCAAGGGACCGAACGGCGGCCCGGTGTTCTCAGCGACTGACGGCGTCATGGACTGCATGCGCAAGTCGCTGTTCAACGGGCTGGGCGCTGCGTCGGTATACGCGATGGTCCGCCCGCTTGCCGGCACGGTGAAACGCACGCTGGTCTACTGTTCCGAGGCCACCTCGACCGTGTCGGCCACTGCTGTTGCGGTCGCTGCTGGCGGCACCGGCTACGCGGTAGGTGATTATCTCACCTTCAGTGGCGGAACCGGCACGCAGGGCTTCGGCAAGGTTTCGTCCGTCTCTGGCGGCGCAGTCACCGGATTCCAGCTTCTCAGCGGCGGCAACTACTCGGTCACGCCAACCAATCCGATCACGACGGTTGCGACGACTGGCACAGGAACAGGTTGCACGCTGAACCTGACGTTCCCGGCGGCTGGCTCTGGCTCGACGGCTGATCGCTGTTCTCTCTATTTCAGCGCCGGCACGACGGCCCGCAAGGCTTTCCTGGCTTCCTCGCCGCTGGACGGAACGTTGGTCACGTCGACCGCTGCGACAACCTCCTTCGGCGCACCGAACAATGGCGCTCTGACCGATACGACGACCTTCCACCGCATCGGGTTCGAGGCCGATTTCGTCGGGGCCGGGCAGGTCACTTATTACTACGACGGCGCAGCAGACGGCGTGCAGACCTGCGCTGCCGGCGCGACGCTCAACACGACAGACAGCGTCAGTCTGAGGCTTGGCAATAACTCTGCCAACAATGCAGCCGGCCTCTTTGAACTCCTCCGCATGGTCGTGCTGGCCGAGGTCCCGAACGGGACGCGCCGCGCTGCCATCGACAGCTACCTCCAGACGGGGGTTTGACCATGGCTCAGCATATTCGCCCCGCCCAAGCCTATGCAGCTCAATCCTCCGTAGCCGCCACTAGCGCGTCGCCCGGACCGACCGACCAGCGCAATCTGCACCGCCGCATTTGTGGCGTCGTTGGCGTCCCTCGCGGCACGACGCAGTACGGCACGCTTAAGACCACAAATACGACGCAGCGCCCGATCGTGATGCCGGACCTGGTCTATTCGGCCTTGGTCACGGCCGGGGTCGACTTCAGCGACGCGCAGTATAATTCCGCGACCGCTGAAGCGACCGAAACGACGACGGGGAACATTCCGACGCTCTGGAATCCCGGCCTGCACTCTTTGGTTTGCATCCATATCGGGGACAGCCTTAGCGAAGGCCCGACAGGCTCCGGCGCCTATCCCGATCTCAACCTGCTAACCACGCATTTCGGGCTGCTTGGGCACGACTCAGCATTGCCGGCGCTGTTCGTCGCTTCTGACGGCTCGCCGGTCCCTTACATGGCCCCCGAGCGAAGCTATTCGCAGACGGCGTGCAACGCGAAGTCGCGGCTGATGTACAATGTCAGCCATGGCGGTTGGCGCTGCACGAACATCTCTGGCTGGACCTACAGCCAGGGCTCGCCGCACCTCGACAATATCGAGCATTTCACGAACTGCGTGTTGCACCCGCGCCAGACTGGCGTGGTCTTCCTCTGGATCGGGACGAACGATGTCGCCTACGGCGACCAGAATGGCAATCCCGGCATGGCCGCCGTTCCTGCCGGGACACCGGGCTACACCTACACGGGCAGCATAAATTACATCGAAAGCTCGCTGACCCCTCTTATCACGGCGGTCAAGGCCAAATATCCCGGCTGGAAGATCGTGTTGATGACGCCTGCGGCTCGCGGGACGACCACGCCGCTGAATGACAAATTCGGTGAGATCGCTCGCTATGCTGTGGCCAACAAGGCAGCGCTCGGGATCGACGTCGGTATCGATTGCCGCATGATCCCTTGGGCCGATCCTGGCCTTGGCACCACAGCGACAGCGAACCGCACCTATTACCAGAGCGACAGCGTCCACATGACGCCGTTCGCCTACGCGGAACTCGGCAAATACAAGGCCGCTGCGTTGGATCGCGTCCAGAGCTTCACCCCAGACCCGGCCTATGCTGGGGCGTTGTTCTAAACCCATCACCCGTTGTAGGGTAGCTAAGTGCGAGCCTTCTGCTGCGCGAGTTCCCAATCGGATATCTCGCGCTCGATCCAAACACTCGATCCGCCGAACTTGACCGGCTTGGGGAACTGCCCCTTCTTCGCCAGGCGATAGATCGTCGGACGCGATATCGGCAGGCGTCCGGTCAGGTCGTTGATGCGCAGATAGCGCGTTTCACCGGCTGGCTCGTTCGTATCAATCGCCATCGCCCCATCTCCTTCGTCTCATAATGCCGATATAATCAACATTATGTTGATAGACAAGTGGCCGCGAGTTAGATTGCCGCTGTCGCTGGAGAGATCGTCATGTTCGGAATCCCCGTCAAATGGATTGCAATTTGTCTGGCTGCGGCGGCGCTCGCTATCGCGCTCAAGCTTGCGGTTGATGGGATCGAGGAACATGGGCGTCTGAAGGAGCGCGACTCGATCAACCAACAGAATGAGGAAGCTGGCAATGCTGGTGAGGCTGCTCGCCTTGGCCTGCGTGAGTGCACTGCTCGCGGGCTGCAATTCGACTTCGAAGCCGGCAAGTGCCGGCCCTGATCTGCGCCGCGCGCTCGGAACCGATCTTCCTGGCACCCGCGGGGCGACGCCTAAGGATCAACTCGCGATCAACGAGACTGTCGCGGGCGGCTGCGCGATCGGGCTCTATCTGCCTGCCGAATGCAGGCGTCATAATGCGACGGCCTATTAATCAACTTTATGTTGACAATAAATTAGGTAGCCGTAGGTTGGGCGTTGCCCTCCTTGGGCGTTTCCTCCCTAAACTGCCCCGGTCTCGGCCGGGGCTTTTTCATTTCAGCTTACGGAACTGGTCGAGCATGTCGGCCCATCGCTGCATAAGCGCGCTCCGCTCATCCCATTTCACTGACCGATTGTAGACGCGCCGCACGCCGTTCGGATCTTGGTGTGCCAGGCAGATTTCGATGATCTCACCATTCTCGCCAGCCTCATTGAGGATCGTGCTGAAGCTCGATCGAAAGCCGTGCGCTACATGCTCGTCGGCAGCTACGCCAATACGCCTGAGAGCTGCGTTCATGGCCATGTCGCTCAAAGCTCGATCGCCATCACGGACGGATGAGAACACGAACTTATCTCGCTCCGATATCTTCTTCACGTCGTCGAGCACAGCCAATGCCTGAACCGACAGAGGGATCATGTGCTCCAGCCTGTCCGTTGTGAGGGTAGGCCGCTTCATCCGCTCAGCCGGAATCGTCCATGTCCGTTGTGAGAGATCGAATTCGGCCCATTGCGCACCGCGGACTTCACCAGGTCGAGCTGCCGTCAGCGCGATGAACTGAAGTGCACAACGGATGGTTGGCCAACCATCGTAGCCGTCAATCTCCTTGAGCAGCCAGCCCAGGCGTTTCGGCTTAACGATCGCGGCGCGGTTCTTCACCTTCGGCCGCTTAGTGGCTCCAACAAGATGAGCGCTCGGGTCCGTTGTGGCGCGCAGAGTTTTGATCGCCAGTCCGAACACAGCGCCGATCGTCGATCGCAGTCGTCGAGCGCTTTCAAGGCGTCCTGTCGCCTCGACCTTCTGCAACACGGACAAAATGTCGACCGGCATGATCGACGCGATCGGCTTGGGATGGAGATCCTTGGCGAGCTTCAGCAGGAGCCATTCGTTCTTAGCGATCGTCTTGTCCGATGCTCCTTCGTGGCGCAGCCGATCGATGAAATCTCCCACGACGGCCTTGAAGGTATTTTCGGACTTGGCTGTTTCAGCTCGCTCTTCGGCTTGGCGATCAGCCAGCGGGTCGACGCCCTGCGCTAGGAGCTTCCTCGCTGCGTCTCGCCGATCTCGGGCGTCCGAGAGCGACACTGTCGGATAAGCACCAAACGAAATCGTCTTCCGCTTTCCGTTGTGTCGATAATCCATGCGCCAAAGTCGGGCTCCCGACGTCTGGACGATCAGATAGAGCCCGAGAGAATCGGATTTTTTATAGGGCTTCGCCTCGGGTTTAGCGGCGCGAATGGCGGTATCAGTAAGCGGCATGACGGTATCCAGATGAGAGGATTACGCCGATACCGTCAAATCTACCGTCATCCGCGTGAGCTGCAATGATCGATAAAAAGGCATTTGAGACGGAGCGAGACCGAATTTTTCCTGCAAATCCCTGAAAACGCGAGACAATTGATCGCGCGTGAGAAAATCAGAGATGGTCTGAAAAGAAAAAATGGTGCCCAGGGACGGAGTCGAACCGCCGACACTGCGAT